GTTGCTCTTCAGCATCCATATATTCTGCCTCTGGCTCGTTAGCATACTCTTCTACTTTTTCTGCGTAGTTTGTGTAACCAGCTAACTGCATAAGTTCTGCTAGTTCGTTAACGTTAATTTCAACAGTCTCGTCAACAATGGCTTCTTCATTTTCAGTAACACCAAATTCATTTGGATTTGAAGAATTAGGCTTACGAATTTTATCGAAGTAGTAAACGCTGTTCCTATCGTCAGTCCGGTTGGGCGCATAACCTGGATCAATTGGATATTGTGGATCAGACTTAGTACGCCTCTGAGTGGGCGCATAACCTGGATCAATTGGATATTTTGCAACAGGTATATCTCTTAGATCAATGATATTGCCATCTTTATCTTTAGTTTTAGGTTTAAGATTGCGCTTCACAACCTTAATGCCTTCTTCAACACCGTCTTCTTCAACAGCTTCACCGTATACACTCACTGGGTTAGTAACATATTCCTCGCCCTTGACATTGGTCTGATATTCTTTGCCCTTGTAAGTAAACTTACCGCCTGGTCCGCCATGTTTTGCTCTGGCCTGTTTAAATGCAGTTCCAAAAGAAATTTCAGTATCATCTGGATAAAGGCCGGGATTAATCTTATCGTATGGCTCCGGAGCATCTGGATAAAGGCCGGGATTAATATTATCGTTAGGCGGCGGTGGTAGATCATCTGGATATTCATCATCATCTATCGGTGGGGTTGGTGGGGTAGGAATTGGATCATCTGGATATTCATCAAAGTCGAAATAATCAGTGTCAATAATATCCGACATGGTTTTCTCTGAAAGCTCTTGATCTTGGCGTTCCGCCTCTATAATAGGCTCAACATTTTTCTTAACTACGTGCTTGCCTGCGGCATCAATACCACGCTGGATGTCTTCGTTATCGTATCCAGCTTCTGCAATCTCTTGCAATTTTTTCATTACATCAATCATGTGCATTGTATTATCCTTTTTTAGCAAACTCGTATTTACGAATTTCTAGTTCTTTTAACATATTCTCGTTATACTTGTCGCCAAAGTGGTCGTCAACTTTTATGTCATCGGCATCTTTGTATTCAACATCATCAAGTTTAGCAAGATATTCATCGCCTTCTTCTTGAATTGCCTGTTCACGAGCTATTTCTTCTGGATGATCTTTGTTAATTACAACTAGCTGGTTTGCAGGAACACCTACAGACTGGCTAATGTACTCATAAAGTTGATTTGCAGACACTGGATATTGTAGTTCTGCATCCATAATATAAACTTCAGCATTTGATAATGTCTGGAAATCCATTGGGTGTTCTTGGATAGGAGTTTTCTTAGGCTTGCTAAGGCTCTTCATATCGTATTTTTCAAGAGCAGTTTCTAACCTATCCATAACTTCGTCTTCGATCATATTAGCGATCTTAATTCTAAAGTTATAAGTGCGCTCACTCTCTGTTAAATATTTTGTTAAACTTTTCATTTTATATAATCATCCTGTATTATATTTATGCTTTTTTGCCTAAAATTTCGTTAAGAAGTGCAGTGCGATCCATTATAACACCTTGGCCGTCAGCGGCTACTGTGTTTGTGTCATCCTCTTTAGTCTTAAAATCATGGGCAGCTTTCTTTAATTGTAGCTCTACCATCTTTAGTTTCTTGTTAATTTTGTTAGTTTTTGCAGTTAGAGCAGTGTCCAGCATACGACTAGCGTTATTAAAGATCTCACCACTAAATCTAGCTTCTACGTTCATTCCTAGATCCATGAGATCGTCAAATGTTTTTCTAGCAGTAGAAGCAATATCATCTAGTTCAGCATCGCTAGTTTCCAAGTCACGAATAGTTGGAAGTGCCGCATCAACTTTATCTACTGCGGCTAATGTATGTTGTATCTCAGGCAGGTTTTGCTTTTTAGGAACATCAGTGTCCTTGTTAGTAATACTAAGATTTTCCTCAACAGTTATTTCTGGAGTATCGTGATCTGCCAAATCAAAGAGATTTTCTAATTTTTTTGTCATACAAGTACTTATCTACGTTTTTTGCCTTGGTGAAAAATATCTGCTTCGTTAACTATCCTAAAATGCAACCCTTTGTGTTTGCACCATTTTGCCGCAGATTCCCACTTAGCATGGTTAATTGCTATCGAAAGTCTATCTCGTTGACTTGTTTTCTCTGTTAATGATGTTTGGCTTTTTGGTTTTATCTCTATAAGCTCTCCACGACGTTTGCCATCTTTGCCTTGGTAGATTATTACAAAGTCAGGAACATATATACTATGCTTTCCTGTTAACGGATTTCTATAAGGTATCTGAATACTCTCACTAGCCCATTGTATTACACTTGGATGGTTGTCAGCAAACCGCATAAACGCATGTTCCCAACTACTTCTATAACGTGGCGGTCTATTTCCAGCATACTTGTCACGGTTAGCTACTTCGTAGAGTCCGTTTGCCCACTTACTAGCCATGGGTTAAGTTTTTACCTGTTGCTGTACCGTTGGGGGAGGAGCTTTATCGTTAACAAATCCTAGTAGGCTGGTGCCTTTACGGCTAGCATTAAGAAGTAGTGGAATTGTAACTTTTGTATCACTATTCTCAAACTTTTCTATAACATCAGTAGCATAAAGTTGTAGCTCATTTACAGCATTTAGAATTGCGGCCGTTAAGCTAGCAGCGGCTTCTTCGTTGCTAGTACGGTTAACACAAAAACTCTTAACTAATTCATAATCATTGTCAGTAAATTTTCCAAGAGGAGAAAATTGTGTAGTGAAAAATTCATTTACACGTATATCAATATTATCTGTAGATCTTATTATTGGTAATGCTGTATTCTGTGTTGTCATTACGTTGAGATCCCTGATTCTAATAATCGGCGTTCAATAAGAGCGTTTCTTTCTGTTACTAGAGCAGTACGGCGGTCTCCCAGTTCATTCTGTATTTGACGTTCCAATATTGTAATCCTATCATTTATTTGTCTTAGTCGTAAATTTCGAGTACCCGTATTGTTTGATGTTGCAGGTGTCGAGAAATCACTTAGACGTGCTGGAGATGCAGGTGATGCAATGGTATTCGGAATAGTGTTTGCATTGCCTAAACTAAATGATTCTGCAATAAAATCGCCAACGTTGTTAAAGGTTGATGAAATAATATTAATACTATTACTAGACACAGCTCCAGAAATGTTGTTACTAGTATTCACAGTTCTATCTACTGGAGCGCCAGTGCCTGACCTAGGCCTACCTGTATTAATAGACCCTGTATCAAAGATATTTGGTAATATAATATCAGATAGTGGATTTTTGCCACGTAATACGCTACCAACTATTCGTTCTAAGTCTTTTTCTAATACTCTTCCGAGATCAGCGTCTTTTGTGTTGTTAAAGAGAACCCCGCCTTTAATTATAGCACCGAGGATATTTCCGTTAAACAAATCAGTTGCCACTGAGTTTGCCGCATCAACAAGTCCGCCTTGGAAAAATACACTATTAGTTGTGCCGCCGCCAAAGACACCCAATGGACTCGGAGAGGTATCGTAATGTATATCAGTAAATCCTTTAGGATTAATGTTGTTTACAAATCCTGTTGCGTACTTTACAGTTTCATATTGGATTGACATACTATGTTGCATTACACTAGTGTTAGCATAACTATGACTGTCATGTCCAAAGGCAGTAATCATAGGATTTACAAGAGTATACTCTGCAAATCTTTTTTGTAACATAGTGTATACTCTGATATCTTTAAAGAATCGTTGATTCCCATCGCTTAATCCATAGTCGTTGCCTCTATATCCGCCATATCTATCATTTGTATCATAGTTGCCGCTTCCTAGATCATACTTGCTGTCATTATAGAAAAAATTAGCATATGTATGTAGGAAACTTCTAATTAAATCTTTCTGATCGTCATGAAATGTTACAGTAACAGGATTATAATTTAACTTGTGTTGACTATGTACTTGTCTGTTATATTGATTATGTGTTTGTGTGTCAATGTTAAATGTAGGAAGATCTATGGTCTTAACCAACATATTAATTTCTAACTTATCAATATTATCAAAAAGCCTTGCAGCCTGAGGGGTAAGATTAAAAACTACATGAAAGAGGTTACTAAAGCGTGGCTGTAGCTCGTAGTTGTTATCAATAAACAACCGTGATGCATGAGCAAAGTCTTTAATCTGGTCGCCCTTTGAAAGAGCATTAAGAATAGTATTAACGCTAGCCACAGATATCTCCTTATTACAACTATTTATGCTGTCAGATTATGTGTATACTTTACAAAAAAACCCCCTGAAAGATTCAGAGGGTCTTTAAAAATGTAAAGTAAAAGTTATTAACCAGTAACTGTTTGGCCAAGAGCTCTTGCTACTGTAGCACCTACACCATCGCCAATTGGGCTTTGGATAGCATTATCAAATCTAATGCTTGCTGTAATAGTTACAGGGGTTGCTTCTGCGTAGTTTAGATCATTGTAGTTAACGTTAGTTAAGAAACAACCATATAATTCCCAAGTTTCAAGAACGTTTGCTACACTAGCGCCGTTGCCGCCGTCTAATATTTCAAAACGTGTAATAAACTTGTAGTCAATACCAGAACTTGCACTAGCTTGTTCCATAATATCGAACTGCTTCTGTACTTGCTCTCCAAGTAGTCTGCTAACGCTACCGTTGACATCGTCACGGAAGTTAACTGTAATTGGATCCCATGAATGTTTACCAGCAAGGTATGCACGGCTGTTATAAACTGGAATTTCTATCTCTTCAAATGTTAAGTTTGGACGAGTAATGTCCATAACTTGTTTAGTTAATTCTGTACGGGGAGTAGACACGCCAAGATTTTCAAATAACGCACGAAAGCGATACTTTAGCTTGGGCATTAGCAAACCCTGTGCATTTGCAGATTGATCACTATCTAGTGGTACAGTGAATTTTGTTAATGATGAAACGGACATGTGTCGTGTCTCCTATATTATCTATTAATATTATTTATCTAATCTGGTCCACAAAAAATGGGGAGTAATTTACATACCCCCCATTAATTTCGTTGTTTATAGTGCTTTAAACAGCATTTGCTGAAGCTACATTACCTGCTTGAATTTCACCTGTATTCTTAAGGCGAATTGGGATAAAGATAAACTCAGCGGCTTTAACTGGCTCAATAGCAACGTCTACGTAAAGTTCATTTCTGTCAATACGTGTAGGAGTGTTATTGGTGTCATCACAAACTACCAAGTAGTCGTAAATTCCACGCTTTGCAACTAAGTCATTCATAATCTGTTCAACTTGTTCTTTAAGTTCATCACGGGTAATCTTGTCATTTGGTTCAAATATAAACCCAAGTGCAGTTGCCTGTAATTGGCTACGTAAGTAGTTTGCTAAACGTGCTACGTTAATTCTATCCAATGCACTAGTAGTAGCTGCACGAGTCTTCTGACCGTAGTTCATTAACCCAACACCATTAAAGAACGTAATTGGATTGACTCTATTACTGTAAAGTGTATCACGTAGTGATTCTCTAACGTTGTCTACTTGAAATTCACCAGTTGCACTGTTAATAAAGCCAATTGCATTAGCATTATCAACTAGTCCACGTCTTGTTCCTGCTGGAGCAAACCATGGGAAGCTCTGGTCGTCACTTCTAGCAATAGTTCTAAGTATCATATGACTTGCTGGAACAACAATAGTGTTACCGCTGAGGTCATTTGTCTGTCCTGGTGGATAAAATATTCCCAAGTATTCATCAGCAGTTACAAGAGCGTCTTCACTGTTTCCAGTGTCTGCTGCAGAATTACTTGCCCAGTTTTGGATTGCAGTGCTAGTAGCAGCAAGTCTCATGCTTGTGTCACCTATAACAAACGCTGTGTTGCGTCTATCATTATTAAGTGATACCATGTTGTCAATTAACTCTGGATAACCAGGTGATGCAATAATATTAAATGCACGGGCGTCTTCTCTGAGTGCTTCACTGTTGTCAATAGCTGCTTGCAATCCTGCAACAACAATTTTACGAACAGCTTTGCGTCCCATAAAAGGACTACCGTCGTTTTTGTTGCCACTAATTGATACCCACGCATCTTTTTCTGTTGGAAGTGTTGGGTAAAGTGTAGTGTCACTGAAGTTTGTTCTGCTAAAGTGGTTGCTACGGAATTCTTTAACGTTGTATGAACTACGACGTGTGTTGAACAGTAACATACCTCTTGGAAACAAACTAGGATCTGGTCTATCAATATCAACAACATCACTTGTTAGCAATGCTACTGTTGTCGTTAGAGTTCCTGTAACTACGTCTGTAGTCGTGTCACCCATAAAGCGAGCATCAGCAAACAAAATTCCATCTTCTGTTGTTTGGTCTGTTTTGTCAATTAGGACAAAACGGTTTTCACTGTCAACAACCTGGTAACGATAAAGCATTGGATAGTTTTCTAAATCGCCAGTATCAATCCACAGGTCACCAACTACAAGTGCAGTTAAATCAACCTGTGTAAGAGGTTCTGTTGCAGAGAAAATAACACCAGTTGCATCAGTGTTAGATAAATTAAATCCACGAGCATCACTTGTTACATTCTGATAACCTTTCCAATTTGTGCCGTCACTGATTAAAATGTCAGCCTCTGTGCCGCCATGATACCATTTACGTGTATTAGCTGGATTTGAGCTTGGTGCAGTAGTACTTGCTGTGTATGTTGGGGCAACCCAGTTACTTAGGATTAAGTTAGTGTCGTTACCTGCTCTAACTTGACCACTTGTAATAGTTGTTGCAATCCCTGCATCTGCTATTGGCGTGCCGCTTGTATCTTTAAGTACAATAGTACCGCCTTGTGCATGTTGAATCTGCAAGAAGCCTGAAGTAGTTACACTTGCACTTACATTTGCTACATTAGCGGCTGTAATATCAGCAGCTATGTTTGCAATTCCAGTTCCACTAACTACTACAGATACTGCGGTTGAAAGTGCAGTGCTATTTGCAACACTAGCTTGTATAGTAAATGTTTCACTGGCAGTAAGTGGCGTTGCTGAATTTACTGTGCCAGTAACATCCATTGCACCAGTTGCAAATCTACGGAATAATTTGTAAGTCACTGTGTCGTTTTCAGTAACATCAAACTGCATATAATAAGTTCCAGCTAAAATCGCCTTGCCGCCTGTTGGGTCAAGGTTTTTACTTGCAGTACGATCGTTTTCATAAAGTGGAACACTAACTGCCTCAAATTGAGCAGTTGTTGAGTTATAAACGCTAACATCAATAAGTGCGCCTAGGTTACTTGAAGTTGTTTTGATCCAAGTACTTCCTGATGGTCTAGGAGTTGTATCTGTTGTTTTAAATTCAGGAACAGTAAAGTGTGCGCTCTGTTGAATTAACGGACATGCATATGTTCCTGCTACTAATCCAGTAAGTGTGAGGATAGTACCTGATCCGTTAGCAAGAACCAACTTGCCGTCTGCAACACTATCTACACCCACTGCTAAACTAGTAGCATAAATTTCAATTTTGTTATTGACTGCCGCGGCTGTAATACCTGTAATACTTGCATTATTAATACTTGTAGCAAGTTGTGCTGCTGTGCTACCGGCCATTGTTACTGTTGTTCCGTTAATTACAATGGTGTTGCCATTTGCTAATCCTGGGCTTGCTATTGTACCAGAAGTAGTTGGCCAGCTTACTTGCCAAGCTGAACTACCAACTAGTACCCATGCGTTGCTACGATTTTTGTAGTATAAAGGATTAGTTGTATTTGTTGCTACAATAGCATAAGCTCCGATTGCACCAATTGATGCTTTTGGAACTCCACTATCTAAGTCAGTAGTAGATGTAATAACTGTTGGAATTTTATTTGTAAATGTGCCAGCTGTCTGGTTCCATTCAAATATTCCCCAACGAGTATCAGCACTAGTGTCTAACCAAACAACACCATTAGCTGGTGAACCAAGTGGTCTGCTAGTACTTGATACTAGCTCAGCTAGGTCAACATCAGCGCGAGTAACATATACCCTGTTGCTGGAACCTAATAGGCTGTAAGCAGCCATTAATCCAAATTCGTTAATTTCGTGACCGTTAATTGCACTGCCGCCAGCAGTTTGATAGAAACTTGGGTTACCAAATGTTGATACTAGTTCTCTTTGACTACCAATTAAGAAAGTGCTTCCTGCATTTGCAGCAGTTGTTCCAGCGGCGGTACCTGTACCGGTTCCACTAGTCTTGTCTTGTGCGGTTGCTACGATAATTGATGCTACTGTTCCAGCAGCATTTGCAACATAGTTGCTTTCGTCAATTACTGTAACTTCTACGCCGGGTGATACTAAAGCCATATTTTTGCTCATCCTTCATACAGAGTTGTGTTATGCAATATTTATCGAATGCTTAGGAAAACGCCTTATTTGCATGGTACCTTTAAAGGACCATTGCTTTTACGTTAATAAGTAATAGTATGAGGAAAGTATGTTTGCAATGTCAGATACATCCGGCCGCAGTAAATTATCATCTTAATGACAAAATTTACTATCGAAAGTTATGCAATCAATGTCTTAAATCTAATAACAATAGTAAAGTTCCAGACCACCCCAGATGGAAACTAGCAGGATATCAAAAAAATTCAACTTGTGAACATTGCGGATTTAAACCAGTGTTGGACGATCAACTAGTTGTATTTCACATTGATAGAAGTCAACAACATGTTAATATTGCAAATTTAAGGACAATTTGTCTTAACTGTAATTATGAATTATCTAGGTCGGGTTGGACCCAAGGAGATCTTCAAGAAGATCTTTAACCACTGTAGTTAAATCTTCCATTGTTCCGTCGTTAGTTATAAGATAGTTTGGAGTAACCCCAACCCAGCTATATTCACTAGCATGTATATCTGGGTGTACTTGAAACATGTTCTCTGGTTGTGTAGCAGCAAAATTAAACCACGCTGGGTCATCGCCTCGTTTAACTCGCACAATTACACCGCCTAACCTACGTACCATGTCTATCTCATTTGGAAACCTAGCGTCGGTAAGAACTATGTTGTTGTTGGAATCTTTAATTCTTGATTCTAAACCCAGTATCCATATGTCTTGATGGAAATGGTTCCTAAATACATCAGTTCCAAGAAGTTGTAGTGCAAGCCTTGGTGTGAAATCAGGTATTCCTAGACGGTCGCCCCACCACTCATCAACTCCTTCACGCCATGCTCTGCTAGCAGGAGTAATGCCTTCTAGCAGTTCTCTATCCCAGTTAAAAACACCTGCGGCGGCGTCTTTTAAACTAGAAGCGAAACTTTCATGCTTAAAATCCTGCTCAACGAGCATGTCGCCAACAGTTCCCTTGCCAGAACCTATAAGTCCAACTAATCCTATTAACATGTAATTATTATAACACTCTTTTTGTGGTTAGCCAATAATAAAAGAAAGGGGATCTGAACCATCAATATAGTTCTTAAGATCTTCCTCGAGTTGCATCATCTCTGCTTGAGCTTCTGCTTTAAGAGTGTCGCCGTTCAGTGATGTGCCGCCTTGTGGTCCAGCAATAGTACTGAACTTACTACGTGCTTCGCCTAGTGTAAACTTTGCAAGTGCTAAACTATAATCTTGAATCCACGGTTGAATTTGTTTGTCTTGTAATAATCCTGATTCAGGACGAGTATTATACACCCATAGTACAACCTTTTCACCGCTATCACTAAATTTACGGAGCAATGTAACTGTCTTAGTAACTGGGTTAAACTCAAAATTAACAAACCCGCCGAACATTCTAGCACTCATCTCTTGATACTGGTAATACATTTCATAGGTTGCTTGTCCACCAACACGCCCAGCTTGAA